CGAGAACACCTGATTGGCCCATTTGCTCCAGTAAAACTGAGGCAAGTGCGGCAAAGATCAGGGTTTCCAACTCAAATGTGTAACCGTTACCCATACTTGAGAATTTCTCAAGTACATGCCAATGTCCGTCGACCAAGGTCGCCGGACTTCGAAGAGCATCAAGCTCTTCAAACCATTTGGCAGGAAGAAGCAACTTTACTAGGTTGCGACTAACGGTATCACTAGCATTTGAGAGATCAAGAGTAGCAAACTCTCGCGTGACCGAAGACTCCTTCGCCTTACGACGATGAATATCTTGAGCACGATCTAGGTCCCATCCAGCGTTGTTTCTGAGACGCTGCCGGATAGAAGTCCCAAGGGCAAGCTGATAGAAAACATTGATCGCAGGTTCAACCGCGATCGACCTATCTATCAAGCCTGTCTTCGGAACGGTGAGATAGCGATTGCCTCTCACCCAAGACAAATCTCCACGGCGTCTGAGGTCTTGACGACCCCAGGCGGTACTTAGATATGGCAAAATATACCACATCGCACCGTGAGTAAGCGTGGGCGTTGACGTCATTTTATCGGGGACTGTTGTCAGTAGCCCTCGGTCGGAGAACGTAGCACCAGGTCCGAACCTCCCTCTGACTTTATCAAGGTCAGGTGGGGATCGACCGATCCAACTCGCGATCTTCTTTTCAACTGCGCAGAAAAACTGCGCAACCGCCATATCTTCATCTCCAAAGGAGTTATAGAGGAATCTGGATAATCGCTCATTAGTCAGGTAACACTGACGTTCGCCATCCAACCACTTAGAAAAAGCGGCCTTCTTGCGATCGATACCATGAACTTTAAAGTCGCCGAGCTTCTTGAGAAGCGCGACAGCTTGACAGTCAACATAGTATTTTTCAGCGTCATCATAGTGGCGCGGGTCCACAGAAAGTGTTAAGACCTGCGCGTATTCCTTGTGACGTAGCAAAATTGCTACACTCAGGGAACGCGCGCTCCCCAGCTCCTCCAAAAGTGGAAGGAGCACCCGTAAAGAAGTATTTAACGAGTCCATGTCTCTACGTCCGGCCGGTTAGGTCGGTGCGTATCCCGCTTGCACAGAGCTCTTGACGAGCGCGGCAGCGAGAAGGTTCAAGCCCTGGCTGACCTCATTGAGGTTAGCAGCAGGGATCCCCTGAGGCATGGTGGCGATACCGGTCAACACGACCCTGTCTTTCGCACTGTAAAGCGTGGTGGTGGAGTCTTGGACCGCATAAGGCATGACGATCTCAAAAGAGATCTGCCTGGCGGTTTTGGGACCATTCCACTTGCTCGTCAGTTTGAAAGAAGACCGAAGTCCAACGGGAAGTCCCGCGGCGGCGCCCGTGTCTTGACGCCATACGGCGGGGGAGCTTTCGCCCCCCGAACCCGCAATAGCG